CAACATTCTTACAATGATTATCTACTGGTGTATGCCTTACCCTTTGGTCATATTCTTCTGGTGTTTCTAATATATATCTATGTAAGTAATAGCCATTTTTATAATCATTACCGCCTAAGTAACTGCGAATATAAAACTCCCAGTTAGATATATTTTGATGCCATAAATCATGTTTATTGTGTAGAAATTCTTTGTCCATCAACTCCACCTCTTAGCAGGGCTTGCAACAAAATTCCGTCTAAGGGGAAAATTAAACTCAACTAAATACCCAAGAGCATCATTCATGTGGTCGTATCCACTATCCTTATCTGGTATATGTGTTCCCTCTTTGTATATCTGTCTTTCTATGCTTTTTATTACATTTTTGCAAGATTTTAGAATAAACAGATTATTTTTACCATTAACATTTTTAAGTTTTGAATTAACTGAGTTAATCCTATCCCTCACAAGAGGTGCTGTATTTCTACATTTTACATCAAATCCTGCATTTTTCAATATACTTATGTCAGTAAATCCACCTGCTGAGGTTTTTCTTTGTCTAGCTGAGGGGTCTGGGTAAACAACTATACTTTTATTTCGGTATCTATTTCTTATTTCTTCGCACATTTCTTGGGTATTTGATGAATATATTTGTATCTCATCTATAACTGTAACAACGTCTTTTTCTATAGCACAAACTACCGCAGTCATAGGGTCTACGTTAAAATCTAATCCAATATGCAGAAAATTAGTAGGTTTAGTGTATTTTTCTATAATATTTTTTTGTCTGTTAAAGTTGTAATAAATCATACCAGAATAATTAACAAAGGTAGCTTCATATTCCTGCTGAAATGTTCTTATATCTAAATCTTGCTTGGCTTGCTCCACTTCTTCATCTGAAACTTGGCCACCCTCTAAAGTTGTATATTTAAAACTAGCCCAATCTTTATTAGTTTCCCCTTGCTTAAATAACTCATAAGACCAGTTACCAAAACCTCTAGGGCTACCGCAGAATAAAGCATGGCCACCAGTATCAGATAAAGTAGGCCTAAGAACCTCATACCAAGTTTCTTTACTTACGTCTGCAAACTCATCAATACATAAAAAGTTTAAGCCTACACCTCTTAAGGACTGCTCATTATCGCTTCCTCTTAGTGTTATCTGGCTGTTATTCTTTAGGGTAATTGTTAAATCACTATGGTTTATACTCTTAGCCCATTTATGATAAATCATCTTTTCTTTTAGTACATTCCAACAAATAGCTTTGGCTTGCCTATAACTTGGTGCTACATACCAGACCTTTTGCTTAGGTTTACTAGCAAACTTAGCTAATTCATTTATAGCCAGAAATGTTTTTCCAAATCTTCTTCCAGTAATTAAAACCCTAAACCTTGCATCATTTGTGATTACTTCTCTTTGTGGGTTAGTTAAAGGCATTTAATCAGCAGACCATACTAAAGGTTCATCTAACTCGGCTTGTTCTATCTTATCTTGTTGGCCTAAAATATTCTTTCCTAGAAATATCTGCATTGTAACATTACCTGCTTCTGCTGAATCCCATTGAAGTTGTCTTAGCCTAGTTTTTCCTTTTGCTCTTCCTTTTGTGATATATTCGGAATAACTCTTTCTAATAAGGCTTTCATCGCATCCATAAAAGTCAGCTATTTCAGTATTAGTACACCCATAAGATGCTAGTTTATAAATCTCTTTTGTATCTATATTATATTTCTTTGGTCTTGCCATTTCCTAATTTCCCTTTAGTGAGGTAATTAAGATTTATCTAATATTTTCCTAAAAATCTACAATATTTTAACTTTTTACCTATTTTGGTCTCGATTTAAGAGCCATACAGTAGGGGTAAACGATATCTATGGTATGATTGTACTCCTAATTTCTGTAGTTTCTGTTATTAGCCTTTAAGCCAGATGGAATAGGTTTTTTATCTCCAGTTTTATTTTGAGCCATTGTATAATAATCGGTATAACAAGCATAATCTACTTTACCTAGCCTATCTAATTCGGCTAACTCTGGGGATATATCCTCAAATCTAGCTCCATCATCTTCAACTTTTCTATTTGCAAGCTCTTTATGTATTTCTTTTAACTCGGTGTAATTTTCATTAATTCTATTAAATGTCATTCTTTATCCTCGCTTCTTTCAGCATTAAAAAACAATCTTTTCTGTTAAAATTATACCTATTTATCAAGTATTTATGCAACTTTTTTATATTTGTTTTTGCTTTTATGCAAAGCTGATACCCATAGTAAAACCTTTGTATATCCCTTTTAGCATAAGCATCGCCTATACATTGAAAAACAGTTGTGTAACCTTTAATCAAGCTTAAAGTTGTCATTTTTAAAATCCCTCATTTCAAGTTTTAATATCTCTTTTAATACCACCAAATCATATATCGCATCGTTGAGACATTGCATTTTTTCAAAGTTATCTAATTCTCTATATGTTTCTAATGTTTGTGCCATTCCCTCTTCTCCATCTTGGCAATAACTTATAGAGATAACTTCCATTTTACCCTCTAAAATCCAGATATTCTTTTGCTTGTTCTTTGGTGAACTGACCCTCGCCAATAGCTCTTTCAACATCGCTTGGATATCTTTGAGCATAACCCTTAATAAAGCTTGAGTTCTTTTTGTTATCTATAGCATCCTTGAACATACCAAGCCTATTGATGTAAGGGTCAGCTAGTGTTGTGTCTTTCTTTTTAGGTTGTTCATCTAAATACTTTTTAGCTGATAACCAGAAAGCAGGTTGTTTAGCAAATTGTTTATCCTCAACAGAGTCATAATAAGCTTTATACATCTTAGCTAACTCCTCTGGTTTATTTATCCACTCCTTATCAAGCTTTAGGTAGTTCTTTTCAGCTATGCCCTTACTCACCTTATTGGGTATATTTTCCCAAAACTTTAAAAAAAGAGATGTATAACTTAATTTATTAAGTTTATTAGGTTTAGGTATAGGTATAGGTATGGGGGTTTCGTTTAGGTTATGGTTTAGGTTATGCTCTGGGTTATGTTTAGGTTTAGTGTTAGGTTCTTGTGTGGGTTTTTTTGGTCTACCACCTAACTTACCATTTTCCTTAGAAGTTTCTATTCTGTGAGTGATATACAAATACTCTTGTAGCTGTTTTTCATTCTGGTAATGACTACCGATTAAAACAAAAAACTGCTCTAGTATATTTTTGCAACTTTGTTGCTCACTCTCGGTTATACAGTTACCTATCCTATAATAAATCTTTTCGTCATTTAGTATTCCAGAGCATCTTTTATTCCAATTCCAACAAAGTAATCGGATATATATACCTATTTCTTCATTGGTTAAATGCTGAGTACCTGCAATAAAATCATCTGTAAAAAGATACCAAGCTTTTAGTTTTTCTCTAGGTTTTGAATTTTCTTCTATATACATAATTATCTCCAATCTGATTATTTTAATTTAAATGTTTTTTAATAAATGTGAACCTATTTTTTTATTTAGGTTAAAACCCCCAGATTTCTTTTCTAGCATTTAAAACAGTCTCCTCTTTCCATATCCAATTATCTGGATTAGGTATTAAGGCCATCTTAACATCATCTTTTGAATTTACTGATTTTAGGAAATTACCCATAACCTTAACAATATGACTACAAATATTTAAATGGTGATTGTAGTCAGAAAGCTCTAAATGTGTAAATTCAGCAGGTTTTGTTTTAGTAGGTGTCTTTAGATACCAAAGCATTTGCCTAGCATTTGTAGCCCTATTATAAATGGCTTGTTGCATAGCATGACTAGTGCTTATCTGTGTGGGGTTAAACTTGGTTGTTTTCAAATCAATAAAGAAATCCTCTTTGGTGTTTTTGTCCTCAAAATAAAAGTCTGTGTATCCAACAAAAGGTATATCTTCTATTTCAACTTCAACTTTCCTTTGATATTCCAAAAAATTCCATTGAAAAGCTCTTTCTTTAAATTCACTTGCTCCAAGTTCCAATAAAGGCTCTAGGTTTTTACGTTCCTCATCAATTTTAGG